CGAAAAAACAAAGAGGCCCGTGAAAACCTGTTTTAAGCCCTTTTTTCGGGGGGCCTTTAATCCAGCTTTAAAAGTTCCACCCCTTAATCATTTCGGGTTGTTCCCCGCCGTGGGTCAGTTTGCTTTACTCAGCCTTTTTTTGGTCTCAAACTCAACCACATCTATCAATTCTTTGATGTTATAAGCCATCATATACGCCATCGTCAGTTCACTTTGCGGCTCCAAATCGCCGTCATAACTGATGGTCACGCCTTTCAAGCCGTTTTCTGTCATCTTGTCTTCTATTGTAATAACAATTTTCGCCATCACATCAACTCCTGATTATGTGGTTCAACGCTAAAAAACTCCTTACCCTGAACAATCTTAATACCCGGCACAGGGTTGTCGGCGAAAAACTCAGGTTCGTTCAATACAGCATCTTTATTGACTTCTTTCTTCACGCGGATAAAGCGTTCCAAGTCCGGCTTGGACTCCAATAAAGCCAGCACCGCATCAACACCGCTGACACTGTATTTTGGCGGGTTGTTTCGCCAACGGATGATGCCGGTGGTCAGGTCGGCAAATTTGACCTTGCCGCCATCGGTCAGCGCATCACGGTTTGCTTCGCTCCATGCCTGTACGCCTGCATGGATGGCATTGATTTCCGCCATCAGGGGCGCAACACGCTCGTCTGCCTGTTTTTGCAGCTCGGCCACATTATCATTGTGGTCGGCTTGGATACGCTCGATTTCACGCTGTAAATCACCCATGCGCTTGATTTGTACCGACGCGTCCTCGCGGTCTTGGATGCCCACAGTCAGGGCTTCAGTTTTGGTTTTTTTAGCTTTAGCCATTTTCTTTTTCCTTTCTTAATTTACTTTTCGTTCCGCATCTCTCAACTGTCTTGCCAGTTGCAATACTTTTAAATTAGTGACAGCAGCCTTGATAAATCCTTCCGTATCTCGGGCGGCATCACTGCATACGCTGTCTAAAAATTCCGTTGTCAACGCAGCCATCAGGTCGGGAGCTTGATACTCACCGTTTATCTTGATTTCGGGCAACTCGACGCGACACTTCCCATTTTCCGAAACAATTTTAAAAACATACTCTTTCATTTCACTTACCTTTCTTATTTAAAACTTCTCTCACTTTCGCCATTTTCAGACGACCTTTTTCTTTGTCCGGCGCGGGCTTTGCCAGCATCGCCCTTGGTACCAACCGTGGCGGTAGGTTGCGGAGCAGTTCGGCGGGTTGCGGCCATGTTTCCGACTGCTGCAACACCTTAAATCCTGTCTGAATCCGTATCGGGTCACACTCCGGAGAGACGATTTCCTTGGTTTCCATCAGTTTCCGATACCAAATTTCCGCGACTACCGGCAGGTCTTGCGCTGCGGGGCGGTTGGGCAGATTGAGTGCGGCGAGCAATGCAAATCCTGCCGCGATTTCCTGTTTTGCCCAATCTTCGCCGGCCCATTCGCCCAAGGCTGCCACACCTTGCCGCAGCTTGGACGGCGCGCTGCCTTCGCCCACTCTCCCTGTTGGAGAGGACTGGGGAGAGGGCAGCCCCGGACCCTGCCACTGGCTGACAATCTCCAGCAAATAACCATGCGACTTTAAGGGCAGTTTCAGACGACCTTGGTCGCGGGCGTTGACGGTCTCGTTAAAGCCGTGCAGCCAAGCCTCGGCGGGAGCGGGAGAGGACACCCCGTCGCGTACCGCCGTCTGCGCTTTCATCATCGGCAGCAGTTCGTTCAAGAGCTTCGCCGTGCGAGACCAAGAGAGCTGCGATTTGGCGGGTCTGAACAAGCCGACATACCGTATCGCCGCCTTGCCCATCTCCACATCCATTTCCAACACAGCCCTCAATACAGCCGATGCGTCGGCATCATTGATTAAGCTGTCCAAGCTATGCACCGCCCCGCAGTTCGGGCATTTGATGTTCATTTAACCACCCCAAGAATCGCCAAAAACGCCACAAGGACAACAATCAACCCAAAAAACATACCGCAGGCATCCAAAACAACAGCTTTAGTCCGTTGTTTGAACCAGTTTTCAATCAGGCTCATCAGTGCCAAAACCACCAGTGCCAAACCAATCAGTCCGCAGATCAAGAGATAAATCATCATTCCGGTAGTCATCACATCTCCTTCCACTCTTTCATCACATCATCCAAGGCTTCTCGGTAATTGCTTCCATAGCCTCTAATGCCGTATTCGGTTAACCTACAACAGGCCTTCTGACCATTTTCTTTTGAAAATTCGGCTGACCCGACTTTCATTAAGAAATCCAATCTTTCTGTGTCCTTTACAGCCTGTTTGAATTTCGGCGAGAAATCCAAAACACTAGATTCTTGGTCAATAATGTCGTTATTCGAAGACAGTAAGGTATCCAATACGGTCATAATCCAAGGCAAATTGGCGTCGGCAGACTTATCTTCCAAAGCTTCAAACACTTCATCCGCAGGCGCATCACTCAGATATTCGAAATCGTCTTCATCCTCTGGGTTGGCAGGTTGGTAAATCGGATTCAAACCCTGCTCAATTTTGTTTAAAAACGCGACCAGTTCCCATACTGCGTCCAGGTCTTCTTTATTCGGTCTAGCGATATTCATCGTATTTCCTCCCAAGCTTCTATTGCCATTGTCAGTGTTGCCGCCTCTGCCGTTTTCCAAATCCCGTCCGGCGCGCGGGCGGCAATCACAAAACCTTCGCCGTCCTTTTTCATGACCATGAGTTCCCCACGGTCTTCCAGCCATTCGATTAAATCTTTTTCGTTCATTTCCGCTCTCCAATTTGTTTAACGCCTTCCGCGCCGTTCATCGCGTGGTGCAGTTGCACTTTTTTCCCTGCCGAATGCCCCTTGGCTATTGCCTCAATCATCGCGGCACTCCCGTCCAGTTCGGGCGTCTTAGCGTCTCTAAATACCGCGTTTTCCATATGTGGATATTTTTTTCTTCTATAGTCAGCCATAACCGCCTTTTCATCGTCTGACATCTCAAATTCTTTGACGACACTCCATGCACCCATCATCCATCCGTTACAAAACTGGTCGGCGAGATAGGTTCGGTTTGAGGGTTTTCTTGCTCGGCAGGTTTTCAGAAATTCGCGGCGGGCGGCGGAAATCTGTCGATAGACCACATCAAAAGCATAGGAAGCGATCTCGGCGCGGTTACCCAAACCGTAAAAAAACATTGAATTTCCCAGTTGATAACATTTGCACCCGAACACCTCGGAAATCATGTTTGCGACGGCCCACTGCCACTCGGCCAGCTTAACTGCCATCTTCCGACCGCTGCCACGCTCGGAGACTTCCGACAAGACAACATCAACAGCATCAACTTCATACTTTTTCATCAGTGCCTGCGCCTGTTTCATCGCCTGCGCCGCTTCGTGTTCATTTGCCGATTTGCTCAAAGCCAAACACTTTTTGATTTTTTCCAAAACTGCCTGCTTATCCATTTTTTATTTCCTTTTCTTCTTTCAGACGACCTTTGCCGTCCTGATCTTCAAACTGCGCCTGATATTCCGCGATTGCCTGCTCGCGGTTTCGCTTCACCATAAACTTCGTCGCTCGCCGGCGGTGTTGTCCCCATGCCTGCCAGTCCGTATTGCGTCGTCGGTAGCTCATTTCCTACCCCCTTTCCGGCTCACGCCATCCCTTCATAATCGCCCGTTCGCCGTATTTGGCGCGGATTTCCTCGACTGCCCGTTTCAAAGCCAATTTCTTGGCTCGGTTCAGTCCCCGTTTTGGACGTCTGAACTTATTCATAAACCACTCCTTCCATCTTCTGCTCCACACTCATTGCCTCGTAGGCACGTTCTATTTTCAAAACTTCCAAATCAGCTCGCATTTCCATCAACTCGACCTTCGTCGGCTCTGTCGCCACCGGTTCAAGTTCTTGCGTACAGGAATGCAACGCCATCCCTGCCACAAAACACCACACGCCCACCGTCAAACCAACCGGCACCCACCGCCAAAAAGAGCGCGCCACGAACATCTTCCAATCAACTTTCTTCAAAACTTGCATTTTGCGTTTTCCTTTTAAAACAACAACTTATTAAAATCATAGGGTAAAAAAATATATAGCCTTGTCAAAGACTTACCGTTTCAGACGACCTATCGGATAATCAATGTCGAATATTTTTTGATGATGCCCGATTGCATTTTGATGCCGTTTTTGTTTGCCGTTCGTACCGCACCGCGCATCAACTTACTCATCCGTCGCGTATTGCCGTTGCTTTGTTTAACCAGTTCCGCAATCGTCGCATCATCAGCTTCCGGCATGGCTGCCCGTGCAATTTCTTCCAATTCTTCATCCGGCATCGAGTCGCCCAAATTCAGCGCAACCGACACTCGGCTATAAAGCTGTACCAACTCGCCATGCTTACCGCGCAAATTAGCCACCAGTCGGGGCATACCGCTTAAAACCAACCCGCAACCCGTGTCGTCATGCAGTCGGCGGATAATCTCAATGGCGCGTAAAGGCAGGTTTTCCGCTTCATCGACCACAATCAGACGACCCGAATCACGCAGGCGGTCAGATACCGATTCAAACAAATCATTCAGGCTGCCGACCGTTGAGACCTTCGCCGCTGCCGCCAACTTGCGCATCAAAACCAAAGCCGTAAAGCTCGGATTAGCCTCAATCAGGATGGCGGCGGGATTCTTCTCGCAGTAGTTTTTGACCGCCTGCGTCTTGCCCAAACCCGCTTGACCGTAGATAACGACCGTGTCGCCTGCCTCGTGTGCGTCGCGCATCACTTCAGAGATTCGGCGGGTCGTTTTGGTCGATACAAACCCCAACACCAGCTCTTCGCGTTGCGCCTTACTTTCCTGCACCTCTAAAAACGCTTCGATTTTCGGCTCGATGGTTTCATAATTTCCGCCTTTTTCCGCATAAGTGCCGTTCAGATACATACTGATGGATGCGGGCGAAGTACCGATACCGCGTGCCAGTTTGGTTTGGTTCATCCCTGATTTGGCTTTAAATTCAGCCAGTTTTTGTTGCAATGCTTGATTAATTTGGTTCATTTTTAATATCCTTGAGTTTTAAACAACCTTTAAAGGTCGTCTGAAATGAAAGAGTTACCCGATTTAGAAAAACGTCTGGTCATGTTGGAAGTCGCCGTTCAAGACTTGGAAGACAGGTCGCTTGCCGATTCCTTCGTACTTGCCTGGCTGCTCCAGCGGATTACCCGTCAAGAGCCGACTTCGATTGAGCAGGTTCGCCGTTTCCTTCAATCGCAGGCAAAAACATTTGAGCCTGATTCTGTTCAGCGGGAACACCTTGAATCTTTGCTTGAGCTCGTTGAATCCGCCAAAGAGCTCGCTTGAGTTTCAATTTTTCAACAAGCTCGGTCGGAAACGCCGCATTTTTCTGTTTGTCCATCATGTTTTCCTTTACATATCCGCCTCAAACAAGACAATCTCGTCGTCTGTTCCCGTTTTCGGCAATACCGCATACTCCGCCTCGATGACGTTTCCGCCTAAATTTCCCAGCTCGTCCCAAACCGCAGCCTGTTCCAAAGCCGGATTGACTTCCGCATTCGCGAGCTTGATTGCATTTTCCGCCCGCTTGATTTTGCCTTTTCGGCGTTTTTCCGCCAGTTGGTCGATACGCGCCGTCGGGAAAGCCTCGCGGCTATTGCCGTTGACTTGTGCCTTCGTGATGAACTTGCCGTCCATATCAAACACATTGACCACCGACGCATCGCTCAAATCGTAGCTGACCCGTACCTCGTCCTTGTGATACTCCGCCAGCTCGGTCGAGAAATAAGAGTTGTTGAACAAATCCAGCCAACCGCGCTGTACCTTTCGCACCTCTTGCGGCATAAACATCGTCGCCAGCTCCTCCGCCGACAACATATCCGGCGCGATACCGTCCTGTTCCAGCCTCATTTCCCGATAAGCCTTCGGCGTATAATGCCCGCCGTCAGGATGTCGGGGCAGCTCGCCATGCGGGCGGTTGTTGTATTCGTCGATACACTTGACCACATCCGCAATAAAACGCGACCAGCTCGGCAGTTTTTTCAAATATTTCTGTTGTTCCTCCGTCAAATCCTTGCCTTTTTCCAAGGCGTTGAACGCACTTTCCATCTTGCGGTACATCAGGTTCTTCGTGCTGCTGTCCATCCCCGCGCCCGCAAACGTCTCATACTGGCGCGCCATCTCAATCAGATTGTCTTTCCACCATCGCTCGATGATGCCTCGACCTTGCGGGTTACCCGCGATACCCGTTTCATGGCGGATACCCAATCGGGACGTAATACCCGTGATTTCATGGTCAATCGTCTTGCCTGTCTGACCGCCGCCGTTATCCGAGTAGTAGATAATCGGCAAACCAAAGTGCTTGACCCCGATACGCAGAGCGTCCGATACCGCCACACAACTTTCAGCCAACGACACCGAAAATCCCACCACAAACCGCGTACAACCATCAATAATCACCGTCACTTCAGGCTTAAACGGTCTGCCGTGTACAGGGTGCGCCACCTTCGCCTTAAAGCTGTGGCCGTCGCCGATCCAAACATCGTTCGGCTTCAAAGCCCCCCAATCACGTTTCACATAAGGCAGCAGCGATTTATAAGCCGCCCCCGTTTTCCTGCCGCGCTCCTGCATAATCAGCGGGAGCTTTTCCCAAACGCGCCGCACCATACTCAAGTTAGGCACATCATTGACCGGCATATTTTCCGCTTCCGCCCACTGCACAAACCGGCGGTAGCTGTGTGCCAATTTCGGCGCGGACGGGATATTGTGAAACTGCATAAACATCGGCAACCAACCGTAGCTCTCAATCGGCTTAACCGCCTTCGTCGTCTTCGGAGCCAAAGCAACCAACCGTTCCGTCGCGTTTTCCGCTTTCAAATAAGCAGAAATCCAGCCGTCTAAAGTACGTTCGCCAACCTTCGCCGACCGGCTGCGGTCATTGGCCTTTTCCAAGTTACCGAGCGTGACTGCGTCCAATTTACCTTCTGCCAGCAAGCCCAAAAACTGAGCCACCGCAGCCTTCGCAGAGCAACCGTATTGGTATTTAATCCCCAATACCGCCGCCACCACCGCACATCGCGCATCCGCCACCGACCGTTGTTTCTCGTTCAACAGCTTGGCCGCTTCAGCCAGTGCCTGAGCCGACATCGCCGTCCCCGGTCTGACTTGGGGCAGGGTTTTCGGCATCTTCTCCGCCAGCTCGTCCGACTGCCGTTTCATGATGGCTGCTCGGATTTCGGCAGGGAGGGAAGCGATTAAGTATTTTTTCAGACGGCCTCCACGCGCTTTGCCAACTTCTTCGATGTACGGCCAGTTTTCTTTTAAGGCTCTTTTGTGTATTGCAGGTTGCGAAACTTTTAAAACTACCATCAACCCTTTGGTATCAATAGTTTCCATCTCATTTCAACCCCAGTTTTCGAGCAATTTCAAACCCCTTACCGTATTTAGCTTTATTCTGACCACCGACAACTAAATAAACTTCTCGCGGTTTATAGCCGTTTTCACGAGCCCAAGCTGCCAGCGTCTTACCGTCCTTTTCAAAATTTTCCTTTAATTTTTCAATAGTTATAGCCATAGATAGCCCTTTCTCTTTATGTTAAAATGCTGAACTAATACAGAACCAATCTCGGATTTGTTATATACATGATATGAACTTTAGTTCATATTTGCAAGGATTTATATATGAATAAAAGTTCAGAGTTAGCTAATAGATTGAAAGATTTGAGAATTAAATGGAATAAAACCCAGACTGAAATGGCAAAAGACTGTGGAGTATCCCCTAGAATGTGGATTAAATATGAACAGGGTCTAAGTTTTCCTGGTGGTGAAATATGGTTAGCCTTGGCAATGAATGGAGCAGATGTGAATTACCTGCTTACTGGATGGGAGGTTTCAGACGACCCTCAAGATGTGAGCTTAAAAGAAGATGAACTCAAATTGATTGTTGACTATCGCCACTCAACTAAGAAAAGTAAGGAAATAATTTTGACAATTGCTGAAATGGTAGACAAGAAGCCAAATAAAAAAGAACCGGCATCTGATAATGACATTGCTCTATTTATTGCTGACTTAGAGTAACGAAACCCTCCCTAATCAACAGAAAAAAACTGGGGTCTTAATAACTGAACCTTAATTATCAGTTATTAAGACCTTTTCCTTTTGAATTAATACTATATTTATATATTATTGATTTTTATATTACTTTTATATAATAACTAGATTTTCAGGTTATTTAGATGGTTATTAAGAAGGTCTATACGCTCGCCTCCCGTTGACTTGCGTAAATTCGCCTTTATCCCGCGATACAGCATGGAAGCGGCAGCAGGGCATGGACAAACCGTAAGCGATGAAAAACCCTTATTCTGTATGGCTTTCCGCCGATACTGGATAGAAAACTACGTCACCCGCCAAACAGACAAACTCTCCGTAATCGCCGTCAAAGGCGACAGCATGGAAGGCATCCTGAACCACGGCGACAACATCCTAATCAACCACGCCGAAACCGAACCGCGCGACGGCCTGTACGTCCTACGCATAGGCAACGACCTTTTCGTCAAAAACATCCAACGCCTGCCCGGCCGGCTCTTGGTTAAATCCGCCAATCCCCTCTACGAACCTTTTGAAATCGACCTCACAGCCGACAACACCGACATCGCCATCATCGGCCGGGTAGAATGGTTCGGCCGTGCCGTAAACTGATTTTAAAAACCTCTTAAAACCCGTTTAAAAACCTATCAAAACCCGACAGCTTTCAACAAAAAACCCCCCCCTCCCCCCCCGGTTTGTGGGAAAGCTGAAGCAACTTTT